GCGCCGCAGGAGCGCTCGAATCGCCGCCGCCGAACAGGCCCGCGATTCCCGAAATCAACGGCGCCAGCCCAAGTCCGCCGCCCAGCACGCTCCCGAGCGCACTGCCGACCGTACCCAAAATCGAATCGCCCCCCGACCCGCCGCCCGCCGGCTGCACCATCGCCGCCAGCGTCTGCTGCGTGAGAGCGTCGTTGATGCTCTGCTGTTGCTGCAGTCGATCCGCCAGGCTCGTCAGGTGTGCGTCGAGCGAATCGCCACCACTGAGTCGGCTGGCCCTCAGCAGACCCGCCAGATTTTCATGACCGTTGGTTGTCATCCCTCGCCTCTCGCCATTCTCTTTCCAGCGTCAACATCGCGTCAGCCTCTCTAGCCGGCAGCGTCGCCAGCTCGTTCCTGCCAAAACTTTTGCTCGCGAAAAAACATTCCACCCACCCAATGCTTGCGGGCGTCACCAATGACCGCGGACATTCTTCCGCCGAGGCGCGTCCCCGCGCCCACACCACTCTCCGCGGCCCGCGCTGCTCTTCAGCAATAAACCCGCAGCGGCGAGTCGCCTCCAACCCTTGCCGTCTGCAGGACTCGCATTTCCATCCGGCCTGATTCCCGCTCAGAAAATGGAATGCGACTGTTAGTTTTTTCTTTCAGCCTCGCTCAAGCCGCATTCCGACTTCACGCGGCCGAGAATCTCCGTCGCCAGGTTCAGCGGACCCTTGTCGACCACCGCCTGAGGAGTTGCCGATTCTCCGTCGATCGTCAACCCCTCCACCGCCAGCAATCCCCACTCCAGGTACGCCCGGTCCACCTCCGCGCCCACCACTGCGGCCTCCAGCTTCTCTCGCGCGTCCACGCCCGCCGCCAGAAATTCCGCGTTGCGCCCGATCTCCCGCACCCGCCGCGCAAGATCCAGCCTTCGCCCGAACGTCAGCCGCGCGATCGCGAATCTCACCCCCGCCGCCGACTCCGCATCGAACCACAACGCGCTGTCGAAAGAATGTTCCGCTTCGCTTCTAAGCGAAAGCGATGTAGAGCTCATCATTCACTGCCCCCTGTGCCCGGCTGTTCTGAAATTTCCATTGCAGCCGCGTCTCTGAATCGTCAAATGTAGGAACCTCCGGCACCATCGCCGGCATATACGCTCCAAACAACTGTCCGCTCGCCTGGCCGAGCTGCAGCATCACGCTGATGGGCGACCGCTGCCGCGCCGCCTGATACAGCACCGGAGTCTGCGCGTCCACCATCTCAAACACGCTGAAATTCAGCGTCACTTTGCGTTCCCCGGCCGCGATGCAGCGCGCCAGATCGCTGCCGAACTCGCGCACGCGCAGTTGAACGCTATTGCTCAGGCTAAGTTCCGCCCCCGTGAGCGTCAGAAAATTCGCGGGAGTCGCACCCATCCACACTTGCCCCAGATGCCCCGGCACAATCGTATAGTCGAACCCCGCGCCCACCGGCTCAGTTGGAAACTGCGTCAAGCCGCCTTGTCCGCTGGTAAAGCTCGCGCTGTCCAACAAATCCTGCGACGGTCCGGCGAAGACAAACTCCTGAAAATCGCCATTCACTTTGACTTTTACCGCATCAATCGCCGCCCCATTCAGAATTCGCTGCACCGCACCGGCCGGGTCCCAATAATCGAAGATGCTTACGCTTCCCAAATCGCTCCCTAGCGGATACGTCAAAGTCGGACCCATCACTGTCCCTGCCGCAACTCCACCCGTGAAGGGCGCAATAAGAAACACCGTTGTCGAATTCAGAATCGCAGCGACGAATCGGATCTCCCCTGCATTCGCCACCGCTTGGCCCACGCTCAATCCATGCGCCGCCGCAAACGCGATCTGCGTCGTCGAGCTGGTCGTCGCCACCGTTCCCCCGCCGAAAGCCAGCGGAGTTCCTCCCATTGCCGCCTGAAACAACGGACCGTGGCTCGGTGCCTGACCGCTCACCCAGTCCGTCATAAAGGTATTGAGCTGAAATGCGCTCCGCTTCCGGATGCCGTTCGGTAACCCGGCAAAGGTGCGGCTTCCAGACTTATCTCTGCGCGAGCTCTGCTCCTGCACCTGTCTCGCCGCCAGCTTGACTCCCGAAATCCGTCTCTGCCCCGTAATCGCCGGCACAACCCCATAGGCGGATTCGAGCGCAACATAAAACCGGTTATTGTTTGACGATATGTAACACGACATCGATCCCAGCCCCTCTCAACTTGACAAATCCACTTCGAAAATCACTTTGGCCGCCTGCAGAAGATTGCGCCCGCCGTATTGCACCGGGTCGAACTTCACTTCATAGCCGCCGGTAAAAAACATTCCCTGCCCCCAGTCCCCGCGATTCGCATCCAGGACCTGCGTTACCGCATCCACGTACAACCGCACCTTCTCTTCCAGTCCCTCGATGCGGTCCTGCGACGCTCTGATCTCAGCCACCGTGCGCACTTTTCCCGAAAAATTGCGGAACTTCTCGGTCAGCAGGTTCTGCACACGATCCGCGTATACCAGCACCACCGGATACTTCACCGCCGCGCTCTTCTCCATCAACGCCACCGGCGCGTTCTGCGGAATTACGTTCTCCGCTGCAATCACCGGCAAGTCCACGCCCGCGTTCACAGCGATCTGCGCCGCCACCGATGCCAATCCCGCAACAGAGTCCGCGAACAGTGCCACCACTTTCCCCGCCGCAATACTCGCAGCCTGCGCCATGATGTTATCCCCGCCTCAACATGCGTCCGCCCGTGACGAACATGTCAGCCGCCTGTCCGTCCCCGGGACTTGCCCCGTTTACGAGTCCTGCCCCCTGCAGCGTGAAGGTTGCGCCTACCGCCAGCGGTGCGCTATTCTGCCGCGTCAGCGTCGAAATCGCCAAACCCAGATACACGTTCCATCCCGTGGCTGCGGCGGGCGCATTCAACGTTGCCACGGTCAACGAACTGTTGTCGCCCGTTTGAAAAGTCGTCGCAGGACTAAGGCTTCCCTCTTGACCCGCCGCGGATACCCAGCTCACCTGCGCATAGTAAATCGTCCCCGCCAAGGTCCCTGCCGCAGCACCAAGCACCGGCGTTCCAGCCCGAGGCAGCGGCGCAGCCACGAGTCCGATGCCGAACTCGAGCGTCCGCTCCTTGGCTCCGCGCGCCAGCTCGCGATATTCTTCCCACTTGTTCTTATAGCGATCGTTCAGCTGGTTGTTGTAGGCGTCTCGGTACACCACTGCCAAAGTATGCAGCGCATGCCATCGCTTCATTTGCGGACTCACCACCACGTCCGACACGCCGACCTTCCGCCGGTCTGTACCCACCGGAGACGTCAGCGAATACAGCGTCCGCGTGTGCCCCAGCAGCACGTCCAGCACGTCCTGGGAAATCTCGACTGTTGCCAGACAGAGCTTCGCGTCGAGATCGATGTTCTCCACCTTCGCCACGTCCAGAATCGCCACCTCGTATACGCGCAGCGCTTCCGTATCGTTCGGATTGCCGTCCGTCAGCAGAGCCATATCTCAATCTCCGTTTTCTTGGGTTCCAATATAAAAGGGACGAGCCATGAGCCCGTCCCCAGTTGCAATCAGCTCTGTACTAGCTGTTCACTTGCACTGCGTGGTTATTCCGCAGCACGCCTACACCGTAGAGCACGTCCACCGTGAACTGCTGCGCCAGCGTGTTCGGTTGATAGCTCATCGTGACGCGCATCCCGAAATTGCCGAGCTCGGCGTACTCCGCGATCGCGCCCGTTCCCGGCAGCGGCTGCGGCAGCCGGCGCACCACCAGCCCGATCGCATTCCTTGCGAACGCCAGATTGTGCGTCGTCACCGGACTACTCCCTGTTTTCGCAACGAACTGCGAGCGGAAGATGTAGAAGTCTTTCATCTTGCCCACTGCCCCGTCCACGATCACGCGCAGCCCTGCCTCGCCTACGGTTTGGAATTCGCTGAACCGGGGAATCTGCCGCAGCGCCGAGTAGGTGGCCGCATCCACCACCAAATACTTCGAAGCGCTCGCCGGAACTTTGGTGCTGAAGAGCGCCGTCTCCGCCGCATCCACCGTCGCTTCCGTGATGGTCGTCCCCGCCGTCCCCACCGCCGTGTTCGCGGTGAACTGCGGATACAATCCCAGCAGATCGGATTCGATTTTCTCCGCCAAAGCCACCACCGCTGGCTGCATATACAACTTCAACAGATCCGGCACCGCCAGAATCTTGGTCACGTCCGGCACCTGGAACGTAGCCTCCGCATGGGTATTCAGCACGATCTGCGCATTCCCCAGACTCGGATTCTGCGTCTGCACCGTGCCGCCTTCCGCGATGTTGTTCGCCACCAGCGTCGGCGGAATCGGGACGTTGATGGTGTCTCCCGCCTGCGCCAGCGCCGGCTCATAATCGCGATTGACTAGGTTCCCCATGACCAGGTTCCCCATCAACGCCGGCAGGGCGTCCGCCGCCACCAGCTTTACAATCGCGCTTGCTACGTTTGCCGAAGTAATTGTTGCCATTGTTCTCTCTCTCCTCTACCACCCGCGCAGCGTCAACGACGCCACTCTGGCGATCTCCTTTCGGACTCTGTCCAGTTCTTCCGGACTCATGCCCGGACGAATCGTCTCTAAATCAACCCGTGTCTCACCCGGCGCGCTTCTCTGCCCCGCCCCCGCGCCCGACCCGCCGCCCATCCGCGCCGGCAGCAGTTCCGGATTCTCCCGCACGAACTGCTCCACCTGCTCCCGCATCCCGATCAGCCGCCCATCCTCGCCGCGATGAATTTCGTCCCGGATTGCCTTGTAGGCCAAGTCCAGCTTGGCGACGCCTTGCCTCTGCAACTCTGCCCTGACCGCCGCGCTCCGCTCGGCCTCGTCCGCCTTTACCACCAACTCGCGAACTCTTACCTCCAGTGCTTCACGCCTCTTGCGTTCTTCATCCAGTTCGGTCTTCTGCGGCATGAATTCCTGCACCACCGCCTGCACAATCTCGCGAATGTCATCCATTGGAATTAACCCCGCCGGCCTCAATTTCCGCCACGATCCGATCCTTCACATCCTGCCGCGCGTCCGCTAGATACTTTAGCGCCAGCTTCTTCTGCACTTCTTTCCGCAGCGTTACCGATTCCGCGCCCAGCGCGAGCAGTTTCTGCGCATCGTCCACCTCTACTGCGAAATCGGAAATATCGAACTCATCCAGACCCGTCACGCCAATCGCAAGGTTATCCTCCCGCGCCGCATTGATCGCCTTAAGAATCCGCCGCACCAAATCCTTGACCGCGTCCCCGTAAGCCCGCAGCACCTCCTGCGTGATCGACGAATCCAGTTGTTTGCTGATCCCCGATTGCCGGCCGCCCTGCCCTAACGGTCCGCCTGCATGCGGCATGTAGCACACGCGGTAGATTTCTTCCTGCAGGCTGGTCAAGTTATCCGCCGCGATCTGAAAAACCTTGCCTTCCGGCTCCGTCCAGCCGAATCGGTCCTCCGGGCCCAGTTGGATGTAGTAACTCTCCCCCACCATCTGGCTCCACTCCCGTTCGGAGTAGACCACCGGCATCGCGAACAGTCCCATCGTCAACGCCCAAGACAGCGCATTCGACTTGTTGAAGTGCTCCAGTTGCAGAGATCCCGCACGATTCAACATCCACAGCCCCTCAGGAATCCGCAGTGCGAACAACGGCACTCGATTCAGCTTCGCGAGACCATGCAGCCCTTCGTCGATCAGCTCCACCGGCTCCGCTCCGCCTCCGGTGATCACCTGCCGGTATAAGCGAAAATTCTGCTTGCCATAATACGCCCAGCGTTTTTCGCGCCGCCAGTCGGTATCTTCCACGCGGTCTTGCTTGATCAGCTCGGTCCGCAGCACCACCCATTCGTAGTTGCCCTGCTCGTCCAGATTCCAATTGATGAGATCCTCGGCCGCGTATTCCACCAGGTACGCTCGCGACGCCCCCAGCGCGTCTTCCTCCGCCCGGCTCCCTGCTTTCTGTCCCGTCCGTGGAAAATCCACCAGCACGAAACTCGCGCCGGCCACCATCGCTCCCACCAGTTGCTTACGCAGGAAGTCCGCGAGCGCCGTCCCCTTCCGGTCCACATCTTCGATGAACTCTCCGAAGAACGCTTGCCCTTGCTCGTTGTCGCCTTCGAAAGTCAGCACGGGTTCCCTGCGGAATAGCGTCGCCGCATACCAATCGACAATCGAGCCGATATAGTTCTCGTAAAACACGCGCATGACCCGTTCCCGGTAAACATCGCCCGGTTCCTTCTGCCGCGGAATCAAATGGCGCTGCGCGTTTAACTTGAACTGCTCGCCTCCCGCATAGAGGTCGCGATAACATCGCCATACGTCCTTGCGGGCTTTGTACTGTGGATGCTCCCGGTCAATGTCTAACACGTCGCCTCTTTCCTCGTACACTTAAAACAGCGGTCGATCTTGTTCCCCAACCTTCATACCCACACGCCACTCCTGCCACGCCAGATATCCCAGCGCGTCCGATAGATGCGTCCTCTTGGGGTCGCGGTCTTTATCGATCACCTGACTGTTTTCCTTGTACATGACCTGTTCGAAATCTTTTATCAACTCTTTGCATCGCGGATGGATCACCAGCTTCCGCTCCCCCGCCGCCGATTCCAGCTTCGAATTCATCAGCGTCACCCGGTCCCGCACCGCCGGATTCGCCTTCGGTATCCGGAACCGCACCTCGCCATACGCACGGTCACTCAAAAACTTTTTCAAGATGTCAACATCCGTCGTTCCCGACGTCTGCCGCCGCGCCCCACTCGCATCCGCGTAAATCACGAGCCCGCCCGCATGCTCTGGGAAACGGTTACCGAACTCCGTGCATGCATCGTAGGTGCTCGCTCGATTCAACACGATTTCGTCCAGCACTCTCACCTCTTCCCCGTCCATCTGCGCCACTATCGACGACATCGGATCCACGTTGAAATCCAGCGCCCACAGCAGCGGACTCCCCGCCGCTATCTCCACATCCGCCACGTTCCCGGCCCTGCTGAACGCGAAATACACCCGCCCCGCCGTCAGTTCCAGGTACTCGCCCAGAACCTCTTGCTCATAAAACCGCCCGTCGTAGCTGTGCTTCAGCCTCTGGTAATAATCGGGGACCCGTTCCAGCAGAAACTGATTCTCGAACGGCCGCGCCTGCACGGTCTCGTAGCCTTCAACCGGCGTTCCCACGAACCGCTCATGCACCCAATCGAACCCCTTCGGAGTCCACACCGCGAACCCACACAACCGCGTCGCCCTCGGATCGCGCAGCCGGCCTTCCAGCCGCAGCCACGCGTCCCGCGGTGCGTACGTCAACTCATCCAGCCCGAACCACGCGAGATTCGTCCCGCGCAACCTCTCGAATTCCTCTACCGCGCGAAACAAAATCCGCGACCGCGTTTCGCTCAACCGCAAATAGCTCTCGGCCCGGTTCCACTCATGCGGAATCCGGTTCCGCTCCAAAATTTCGATCAGCGCCGCCTGCGTCGCATCCCGCAACATCGGAAACGTCGGAGCCCCCAGCAGCCCCGTCCGCCCTGGATTCAAATACGACAGCTTCAGCGCCTCGTGGCATAGCGCTTGACTCTTACCCGACCCGATCGGCCCCGAAAAACCCTTGAACCGCGCCCGCGATTCGTGGAACCGTTGCTGCGATGGCAGCGCGTGATACTCTATTCCTCTTTCGCGGATCACTTCGCCGCCGGTTCCACCCATGTCACTCTGATTTCTTTCGGAGACTCATCATCCAGCTCCTTGTGCAATTGCACCAGCCGGATGTAATCCCCCAGCGTGGCCTTCATTTGATTCCCCGTCATCTTTTCCTCGATCTTGGTGAGCATGCACCTCACAGCCTGCGCCTGGCCCCCGGCGTTGGCCATCGTCACCGTCTCGTCCTTCGACTTCGCTGCGCATTTGCCTCGCGCCGCTGTGCTCTTTGCCCCCGTCTTGCTGCTCGTCTTGCTGCTCTTCATCCGCCATCGTTCCCTCGCGACCAGCAATGTAGCAGCCGGCAACGATCCTCCCGACGAAAGTCCGCACATCAACTTACGGAGTCTGCACGAGATATATTTTCTGAAGATCCTGTGAACGCGCGGCCCACTTGGTTCGGGTACCACCCGGACACCTTTACACACCGCCCCGCCAACCCCTACAATCGCTAGGTAGAACGTTCCATTCGCGCGACCCGCATGAACATTTCCGTAAAAAGTGAATACGCCCTGCTAGCCGTCTTTGACCTCTCGCTCCAGCTCCCCGGCGAGCCCGTTAAGATCGCCGATGTCGCGCGCCGCCAAAAAATCCCGCAAAAGTTTCTAGAGCTGATCCTCGCCGGACTCAAGCAGGGAGGCTTTGTAGAATCCCGTCGCGGCGCAGAGGGCGGATATCGACTCGCTAAGCCCGCCAACGAAATCACAGTAGGCGAAGTCCTGCGCTTCGTCGAAGACACCAAGCACACCAAGCGCATCGCCTCCAACCCGTTTCACCAAATCTGGCAGCAGGTGGATGGTGCCGTCGCCTCCATCCTCGACCACACCACTTTCGCCGAGCTCGCACGGACCTGGCAGAAATCCCAAACGCGTTACGTGGCAAACTGGGATATCTAAGAAACGACATCCAAGAAATCTAGAACATGATCTTTCCTGACAATTCATTCAGCATCGGCCGCACTCCGCTAGTACGCCTCAATCGCGTCACCGACGGCGCGCAAGCCAGCGTCATCGCCAAGATCGAAGGCCGCAATCCCGCGTATTCCGTGAAGTGCCGCATCGGCGCCGCCATGATATGGGACGCGGAACGCCGCGGTCTTCTCAAGCCCGGCCGCGAGCTGATCGAACCCACCAGCGGCAACACCGGCATCGCGTTGGCCTTCGTCGGCGCCGCACGCGGCTACCCGGTCACGCTGCTGATGCCCGAGACCATGTCGATCGAACGCCGCGCCGTGCTGAAGCTGCCGCGCGGGCCGCTCAAGCTGGAGGACTCACAAGCGGCCGCCGCGGTCGGCCAGGTGGCCTATGCCAACGGCGTGCCGTTTGTGGGCTTCCGCAGCCTGTCGGACCTTGCCGGCGGCGATCCGGGGCGCAACCAGGCGGGCGTGTTCTTCCCGCTCGCTTCCGACAATTCGGCGGCGGTGGTGCGCGCGATCGTCGCCGCTCCGGATCCGGAGGCAGCCGTTGCGCACTTGCGGGGACTGATGGCGCGGCGTTGATGGCTTGGGCTAGGGCGCGAAGGCCGTCCCGCAATTCCCGTTCAGGTAAGTCTGAATCAGCGACCACGTCCCTCGCGTCGCGTTCGTTCCCACGGCGCCGGTCGTCACCGCAGTACCCGTCAATCCGAACATCGCGCGGATGATCAGAAGGCCGTCGGTCAGCGCATCGGTCAAGCCGTTGCCGTCGAGGTCCAG